GGATATCCCGAAAATCCTTTTACAGGACTGACTTTATGAGTATCCGGTGTTTCTAAGCTGCGATGATCACTTATAGTGTGAATGTGCTCTGACCCAATAGTCTTCATGGCACCATGTACCATGTTGTCTTCTTCTTTGGTATAAGGATGAGCTGTGTTGTATTTTTCAACCCAGCTGGCTGGATCCATTTGGTCTCTTGGTATGGCTTTTGGACTTTTTCCATCATGCATGGCCATGGCCATCATCATACGATTCATGTGATTGCTACGATCGTAACCGCCATTGTCACGCATGGTATGAGCACCTGGCATAGCATTGTCTGCGCCGCCGGGTATTTTACCTTTGCGATCTTCAGTGACGAATTCTTGTGCTCGCATGTTATCTGCCGTTTGAACCAGCTGTGGCTGACGTTGCTGCGCCAATTGCTGTGGCAGTAAAGCCTGTACCTGTAATGATGTTGAGATAATTGCCCACACCCACATAATACTGTTGAACACTATTGCCTGGAATCACTATTGCATTTGCATAGATGTTACCAGTTGCAGTGCTCATACTTGCGTTTGCTGGAACTCCATTTGCTTGAACATAAGTTAATTGCACTGCGGAAACTTGAAAAGTCACATTGGCAGTGGTAGTGGCAATTTCAACTTTGTCAGTAGTCCAGGCCACGTTTGATACTGCATTGACAACTTGAATAGCCATTATGTTAGTCCTTTGTTAAGATCTGTCACGCCCACAGGGCGAAACAAATTTGTAGTTTGTGTGATCACACCAGGTATCATGGCTGGTTGATTACGTACCTCTGAAGGTGTGGGTGCTGGCGGATGACGTTCCGCCAGTCGTTTCATTGTGTCAGTATAGTTGTTGTACTGTTGTGTCATTTTAGATATTAAACTTAGAAAATTCTTTCATCAAACTTTCTTCAATTTTTTCTTCTTCTTTTTCTTTTTTGTCGTCAACAGCTTTGGCCATTGGCTCTTTTTTGTCGTTATCTTTATCCATGTCTAGGAAGTCTGGCTTTTTGGCTTCTTGAATGCCAGCAATGTTACGCATGCGGCTCAACATCTGTTCAAAACTTTCTGTAACAGATTCGTCGCACTCGCATGGATCGCAATCGCAAGCTGAACATGTTTTGTCTTCGTCAAGCTCTTCAGTTTCTTGAGATTCTTCAACTTCTTCAGGCGATGGCTCTTCCATTTCTTCAGTATCTTCCTTCATGGTACGTTCCCATGGCTTGAGATTGTCTTGCTGAATACCAGCCATTTCCATCATTCTACGAAGTTCTTCGTCACCCATTCTGCTGTCTTGATTGGCAATCACAGGCACAGTAGTTTGACCAGTTGATTTTGGACCGTTCAAGCCACCGGAGTATTGCATTGCATCAGCACTGCCAGTTTGATCAGTTGGATAGTCTGGATTGTTTTCATCTACTGCTTCCTGCACATCACCGCAACCACAGTCACTCATACCGCAGGTTTCGCAAGGCTCTTCGCTGTGCCCCATTTCATGACCCATTTCTTGTCCCATTGGCTCGCCGCCGCCTAGACCTGCTGATTTCAGCATCACAGCTAATTTTATAGCATCTTCGTCTGTAGCAGTAATGGTCAAACTCTTACCGCCTTCAGTTGAGTCACTCATGTTCACGCTCATTGATTCGGCAATCATGTTTTCTAATTCACGATTGATTGAGTCATAGATGCCTTTGCCATATGAGAAGCCACTTGAAGCTGTGGGAGTGTCAGCGCCGCCTTGCTCTTTTACTTTCTTGGGCTTGTCTTCTTTCTTGTCTTTCTTCTCGTCGTACTCAATATCTTTGGCAACTTTCTTGCCGGCCTTTTCGGCCTTGTCATCTTCAGAGCCACGCTTTTTGCCATGGATACCATCTTTCTTCTTTTCGTCGTACTCAATGTCTTTGGTAACTTTTCGGCCGGCTCGTTCAGCATGGTTGTCACGCTTGGTAGTTTTTTCTTCGCCTACTGCCATTTCTTCTTCGCCACCTTCTTGATTCTGCATGTAGTCGTCCACAGCAGTCATCATGCTTTCAATCTTGGCCAACTTGGATTGTACCCATTCTGGCAAGTTGTCGTTGTCGCCTAGGATCTTTTCCAGGGCCTGTGCATGGCGCACCACAGTCTTGATGCTGTCTTTGGCCATGTCGCCTTCTTGGTCGTATTCGCCTTTTTCTGCTGGATCAAAGTCATTTTCTTTGGTCATCAACTTGCTCTTGCCTGATGGTCCTTTGGCGCCCATCTTGCTGCCTGTACCAGCTGGTCTTCCGCGGCCGCGAGCTTGTGGTTGAGCATCAGACGCGTCATCGGCTCCCACTGAATGTCCTTGGTCATCCACTCTACGAGTTACTTTACGACCTGTAGCTGTATGTTCGATGTCGTGTTTGTGCCCACGATCAACTGTGCCAACTTTAGGAGCATCAATACGAGGACGCTTGTGTGCTGTGAATGCATTGTCGGCACTGCTTTCGTCAGCTGTTTGTTTCTTGACACCTTTGCGCAACATTTCAAAGTCAGTGGCATCAAGTTTGCCATTTTGATTGCGGTCTAGTTTTTTCTGGCCGCCACTTAATGCACCCTTGATAGCTTCAGCAGCTACATCACCTAGCATTTCGTCAACTTCTTTTTTGGCGCCGGCAATCTTGTCGGCAAAAGTAATTTTGTTTGCAGGAGGCGCAAGTTTGGCAAATGACTTTTGCTTAGGTGTCATTGACGCCCCGGCCTCTGGCAGATTGGGTTCTGCATGTGTACCTTGTGCGGCTTTTATACTGCCTTTGAGACTGGAGATTTGACTACGTAATGGCAAGCCTTTTCTTGGTCCTTTTTCTACAGGACTGCCGCTGCCGCCGCGCCCAAAGCCCTTGCGTAGTGGATCGTTGTGGTCAAATTCGCTACCGCCTATTTTGCGTTTTCTACCTTCATAGTCATCGGGTTTTGGATTATAATAGAGCTCATCGGCGTCAGGGCCGTAGGTGTAGTCTAGTGGTTCTACTGTGTACAATTTGTCTTTGTACTTTGGGTCACGGTATTTGGCAGCTTCGGTTGTTTTTTGTTCTGGCTTCTTGCCTGTTTGTGGCACACCCATCTTACGTTGCAGGTCACGCATCATTTCAGCATCGTCGCCGTGGCCTAATTTGTTTAACACAGCGCCGCCAACTTTCTTGGCCATACCGCCAACTTTCTTGGCCACATTGCCCATGCCTTCGTCGTATTTGTCGTATCTGTTGCGAACAGGATCTAATGCCTTGCCTTCGCGGCCGGCTTTGGCCAATGCTTGCATGCCTTCTTTGCCATACTTTTCATATCCTTTGGCAGCACGACTCATGCCTTCTTCTTCTAGCTGACCAGCTTTCTTCATCTTTTGGAATTGTGCACCGGCAATCCGTTCGCCTTTTTCACCGCCGCCAGCTTTCTTAGCAAGAGCTTTGAAACCTGTGGTAGCATTGTTATGCTTGCCCATGTCACGCTCATTTAGTGTTTGTGCTAACTCGCTCTTGGGTTTAGTAGCAGGTACTGAATTCTCTGCAAGAGTTTGTTTTTGACCTAGGTCGGCCAGTCGTTTGTTTAAGTCGTAAAAAAATGTCATTTTGATTATCCTCTTGGGTGGGCACCAGTAGCTGGTTTGGGTTGACGCTTGATGTTGGTCATAGGGCTCTTGTTGCCCTGGGGAATTTCATTGGTGGTCTTGGCAGGGGGAGTCTTCTGACCAGCAATAGTAAAATCACTACGGTAAGCATTTTTCAACACAGCATGGTCATATGGGCCAGTTGAATAGTCTTTCTTGAGTGCTCGTTGTTCAGCATCGGGAGCAGGATAGTCGGTGTTGGCCAACAGGTCTTTGTTCTGTGCTTCAATACTTGATATTTCGTTGCTGATGCTTTCATCATACTCACGAGTTTGCATGGCAATGCGGTTGGGATTGAATCCCAGTAGCTGTGCCAGCTGTTTGATCTGTGGTTCAATTGCAGGATATCGAAAATTAACATCAACAAATGTCATGCTTTCATTTTCTGCGCCAGGAAAATCTTTAATAAGTTTTTGCACTGGTGTGGTTTTTGGGCGTGACATATTGACAACATCAAATTGCGCCATTTTTTCTTCAAGATTTTTAACAAATCCTGTAGGCACATCACCTAAGATTTTGATCCTGTAGTTGTATGTGCGTTCGCTTTCTACTATGTACTGATGAAATGTTTTCATATGGATATCCTATGTGATATTTATTCTTTTTTACTGTTTGTTCTTCTATCACCAATGAGTCTTTCTAAGATTTCATTGCGATCTAACACATGACCTTGACCGGTATGAGTGGGTATACTGCCGTCTCCTGCTGTTTGATCAAGTCGAGCTTTTTTCAATTGCAGATCAATCATTTTTAATTTTTTGTTTAGCTTGGCAGTTTTGGCAGTAAGAGCATGTCCCAGCATGGCACCGGCCACAGCAAATATTTCAGCAGCAAAACGACTGTCTACATTGTAGCCCAAGTCCATCAAGTTATCAAAGCTGTCTGTGGCTTTTTGCGCCAGTGCATCCATTTCTTGGTCACTGGCTTCAAGACTTTTTACCATGGGCAAAGCTGCATCTATCTTGTCCATGGTTGAATTTACTTCGGCTATGTATGCTTGAGTTTGTTCAATAGTAGGCTGTTCAGACTGAACAGGATCGTCAGACGGAAGGTCAAACAGTTCTTCTAATTTACGCATACCGTATTTACTCAGAAAACAACCACAGTGGGCTATTTGCCGCCTTTGTGGAACATTTGATCTTCGGTTATTACTCTGAATACTAGCCCGTTCTTTTTGCACCAGGCCTGGGCTGCTGCCCATTTGGCATAGTTTATGGCCACAACAGCACGTTCTCGTGTGCTCATGTTGGATTCAATCACACTTTGTTTTTTGGGTTTGATTTCAATCAGCTCTGCTTTTACTTTGTTGTCTTTGGTTTTGTAGGTCATCAGGATGTCAGGTATGTACTGACTCATTTTGCCTGTAAGAGGATTTCTGTAGGGTATTGCAATGCTTTCACTGGCCCATTGCAAGACAAAATTGTTGTTATCGCAGAATCTGAAAAATGCATGTTCCCACCCTGACCGATATCTAGGCTGACCCTTGCCCACATATTTGTCTGGATTGGTGAGAGCGTATATGCCGTTTGCCCAGCGGCTCATGATAACACGTTTCTTGCAGTGTAGTAGTTGGAAGTAACTGACGCACCAAACCCCAACAAGGTGCTGGCGTTTCTCATGCTGTTGAGATAGTAACACAGGGTCTGTGTGAGAGTGATTGAGTCTTGGCCTTCCAACGATGCCAGCACAGTGAGTACGTTGGTTCTGGTTTCATTGGCAATTCTAAACAATGCCACTGTGAAATTACCGGCTGCTTGATCGGTTGTGAACACACTTTTGAGATAGCTGTACACAACATCATACTCTTCGGCATTTACAAACTGTTCGTATTCGTAAAAATTATCAAAAATTCTAACAGTAAGATCTGTGCCTGGATTAACAACATTGACTGTGCCGCCCATGGTTATCCTCCTGGCGATCTAGGAAATACAAAACCACCAGACCCACCCGGCTGCTGACGAACAGCAGCTGGTATGCTGTTTCTAATTGCACCTTTGAGTGCAATGTTGGCTTCTTCGTTGACCACACTCTTGAGATTCACACCTTTGAATGTGTTGACGGCTGTTCCACCTTTTTGTATTGCACCAATAATGCCGGCCACGCCACCACTTTGTAAATCTTCCACAATGCCCACACCTGCATCCAACAAGCCGCCTTGCCCCAATACTGATCTAGTAGAACCTGGCCGTGCCAAACTTGATCTAATGTTGTCGTAGTGTGCTGGGTCTGCAAACCCTTTCACATTGGTATCTGGTCTTGAGCCGCCAATGGCACCTGAATAGTACTTTACAGTTTCATATTCAATGGTCATCTTGTTGCTCATGATGCCGCCGCTTTCAGCATAGCTGTAGGTGTCGTGGTCCCATGTTTTGATCAATGGATTGATCAGTACATAACTGGCAAACTTGTGTTGGTCCATACCGTATATGGTAATGTCTCTAAAGAATGGTGGCTTGCCTGACGACTGATTGCCACCTGACCCTACACCAGGACCGCCTGCATTGCCTTGACTGTATGACTCACCAATAAATCCCCAATCGTTGACTGTGCGGTTGTTGGCATAGATGTCTCTAACGCCGTAGGCAAATCCAGGTTCGTTGGCTACTGAACCTATACTGCCATTTTGATTGCTGGCCGAACCGTACTGTTGATTGGAATCTTTGTAGTAGTAACTGTAGTAGTTGTACCACATGTTACGACTGAGGTCGCCACCGTCATCATGAAATTCAACTTGCACCGGCTGGTAGTTGATTTTCTTTTGGATTACACGTTTGCGATTGTATTGATTGAGTGTTTCAGTATCAATTGAGAATGATGGCAACTGAATTGTTTTGACCAACAAACTCAAGGAACTTTTATCACCTTCGGGAAACACCGACGCCAAGGTAGGAACTTCACTGGTGTTGATGTTAAAGTATACGTGGAATAAGAACTTGTTCCGCGGAGCAAGTTCATATCCATTTGTAAGGAACGTTTTTGAAGCGTGGGCATAATCTTTAAGACCTTGCCCACCAAAAAATCCTTTGAGAAAATCTTGCCCAAAGGCCATAAAAGATTATCCCGTTACAACGTCATTTACTGTACGAGCAACAACTGTACCAATACCAGTACCGTTAGGTGTTTGATTGGCGTTGTCATACTTGATGGTCATTGCAATTGTGGCAGGATCGTTTGAGCTGTATGCCATGTCGCCGTAGTCGGCCTGTTGCAAATAGCAACCATACAGTTCCCATGTTTCTAACACAATAGCGTCTGATGCGCCATTGCCGCCGTCGAGTACTTCAAAACGTGTGGTGAACTTGTAGTCAATACCAGAAGCAGCAGATGCCATTTCCATGAAGTCCATTTGTTTCTGTACTTGTTCGCCAACCAATCGAGTAACTGCACCCGATGCGTCATCACGCAAGGTGCAAGTGACATCGTTCCATGTGGCACGTCCAGCCAAATGCAATCTACTGTTGTAGATTGGGATTTCAATGTCTTCAAATTGCAAGCTAGGACGTTTGAAGTCCATGACTTGTTTTGTCAATTCTGTTCGGGGTGTGCTCACTCCGAAGTTTTCAAATATCACTCTAAAGCGATATTTAAGTTTAGGCATGAGTAACCCTTGGTTGCTGGCGCTTTGATCGCTAGCCAAGGGCACTGTCATTCTTGTTAATGATGCAACGGCCATAGTGTTATCTCCTATAATGTTATTTATGAGATCTCGGACCAAAAAAAATGGGGTGTTGCCACCCCATTTTGTTGTCTAGCGGTGCCGTTAAGCTGCCTGAGCAGTGGCCACTGAACCTGCTGCAATTTCGCCAGTGTTCTTGAGACGGATTGGAATGTAGATGAATTCCACTGCCTTCATTGGCTCAATTGCAATGTCAACCCACAACTCGTTGGCGTCAATTCTTGCTGGTGTGTTGTTGGTGTCATCGCACACAACCAAGAAGTCATAGATACCACGTTTGGCAATCAAATCAATCATCAAACCATTTACAGAATTTTTAATTTCATCTCTGGTGATCTGATCGTTTGGCTCAAACAAGAATTGTTTACCAATTTCTTCAAGTCTTGATCTAATAAAGCATACCAATCGTGCAACGTTAATACGATCCAGTGATGTGGTTGGAGCATACACTGTTTTGTTACCAAAGTTTGTGATACCCACACCTGGCACAAACGTAATTGGGTTGATGTCATTCACATACAACACATCACGCAGGCCTTGATTCACACCAATGGTCACAAACTCACCAGTTTGTCCGTTGATATAACCAATTGCATCTGCATTGTCAATTACACCGCGACGTGTGCCAGCTGGTGCCAACCATGGATAGCTCACTTCGTCACTGCGGATGATTGTTCTAACCATCATGTGACTTGGTGCTGTGACCACACTGCTACCGCTTAAGTCAACAGTTCGGCAACTTGGCCAAAACACACCCAAGTATGGAGAGCTGGTTACCAAGCCGTCGCCTGTTACATAGCCATCACCAGCATTGTTGGTTGCCCATGTCACAATGTCGTTACCAGTACCTGGCAAACGCATTGGTGTATCACCAACCACAAACGCAGTGTTGTTTCTTTCGTTGCTGAGTGCAACCATGTTGGTAATCAACTCAGGATAAGCAGTACATGCAATCAAGTTAAATTGCACTTGTTCTTCTCTAATGGTAACACTGGTGTCAATGCCTGACTTCAATGCTGCCACAATCAAAGCACGTTGCGCAAAGCGACCCATGTTTGGTGCGCCATTGTCTTTGTTGCCACTGGCAGTGACCCATGAGTTGGTTTGCAATGGATCCCAGTATGCTGTGTTTGAAGGTGCTGTTCCTGTTGGAGGCACAGCAATTGCCACATACAACACTGTGTTGTACAACACTGCATCGCCAATGGCATATTGAGTAGTGGCGCTGTATGTGTCATATGCAAAGTCAGCTGCATTGAAATAATCAGTCTGGAATGACTTAACATTGAATCCAGAACGACGTGTGTTAAACAGCAACATTCCTGATGGATACAAGGTATAATCAGGAGCATCAACGTCTAGGTAATCACTGGTTAACAAACTCTTGATTGTTGGCAATGCTCCGGTGATAGGATTCACTGTACCTGTAGAGCTCCAACGAGCATCTGCAAACAACACACCATTTTCTGTGGTTTGATCAGTATTGTCAATTGTTACCCACTGGTCAACTCCATCCACATTAGACCAACGATTGATCACAGGATAGATTTCCAAATTACTGGTATCAATCCACAAGTCACCATAAGCCAGGTCAGTTGTGCCATCACTTTGTGTGGTAGGAGCACTGGCGCTAATTTGCGGACCATTTGGATCAGTTAAACTGAGATTGTCGCCGCGCACATCGTTGGTTTCATTTCTGTAACCAACCCAACCGGTGCCACCTTGAATCATGATGTCAACTTGATTGGTAGCTGAATAATACCAGTAGCGTCCATCAGCAGGATCTTGGTCAATTGCTGTTGAGCTTGCAACGTAATCCAATGCAACCCATCCGCTCAGCAACAGTTGATTTTCGTCATCAATTACAGAATTTCTGCAACCAGTCACTACGTTGGTGAATCCTGCTGCTGCTACTGGTGTTCCAAATGTGTTTTGCAACACAATTACACCGCCGATGCTTTGTGTAAACACAATATATCCATCGCTGTTAACGGATGCACTCACACCGGGCACATTGGCAGCACTCACAGCCTGTATGAAAGCAGCAACAGTGGTGCCACCCAAGGTAACAGTAACTGGAGAAGTCAATGTGGTGCTGTTAGCAGTGGATGTTTGAATGGTAAATGTGTTACCGTTTACAAATACTGGAGCATCATTATCACCTGTCACAACAGTTGCGCCAAGAGTTAGTCGTTCAAATACCTGCAAGGTATAGGTGTTGTTGTAGGGATATTGTGTGTCACCACTGTCTTCTGGAGTCACGTTATATTGAGTATAAGTTGATCCAGCTGGAATATTTTTACCACCACCTGATGCATCATATGCTGCATTTGCTGACCAGTCATCTGCGTATACCAGTGCTGTTTGTTGAACAAAAGCACCTAACGGAGCTGAATATTTCTTCACTACCATTGATGTGCCAAGGTTGGAAGCAGTTATCTTGTTCCAAACTGATCCAGTTGGACGTGGTTGAGTGTCAGTGGTTCTCCAACGTGGTACTGTGTAGTTGGGACTTTGTTGTAGAGTAGGTGCATAGTATGTTTCGTCGGCAGTCAATCCCAAAGTAGTTAACAAGCCAGCAGTACTACCGGTACTAGAAATCACAATAAGTCCATCATTTGCAGTTGATCCATCTGCGGTAGCAGTGGCATCTGCAAACAATTGCAGTTTGTTGTCAACTACTGCTGAGTATACACCAATAATGGCAGCAGAGTTAATGGCTGCACTCAATCCAGCAATGTCATTATTTGGTGATACAGGCACAGTTACTGTGTCGCCGTTGATCACAATAGTGTTACTGGCAGTCAAATCAGACACCACTGCATTTTGACCAATTATGGTAGGCCAACTCAGTTTCCAATCATTGCCGCCAACTGGCACCCAAGTGTTGTACAAATTGTACAGTGTACTAGCAGTAGTTTGAGCACTAGTAGCTGCACCATTTTTGTAGTAGATAGGATTGGCTGTGTTGGTTGCAACCACAGCATAATCACCAATGCTGCCATAACTGGTTGATGGTACATCACCTGTTAGGTCTGTGGTATCAGTAATTACTCCTGGCACTTTGTTAGTAAATGCAGCAGTAGTTGAGTTCCATTCAAAAATTCCCCACAGAGTATTTGCGGTATCTAACCAGTATGCGCCGTTGTTTGGTTCACCAGTAGGGCGCACCAAAGAAGCTGTGAGTTCGGTTAGGTCAAT